GAGGTTTTCCTCGATGTAGCTCCAGATCTGGACGTTTAACTATATCTTCTTCGGAACTATCTTAGACTCCAGAGTTTATCCTTGGACCTAATAACTAGATCCCAGGAGAAATCCTGGATTAATCATCCTTTATTCGAGCACCTAATGTAACAACCTATCTAAAATAAGATAGATGAAACGATTAAGTACTTTGAGGTAATAAAAGTTAACCTCACCTATTATTCTCTCCATGAAGAACACAATAAAAATTTTATTGAGCTCTACACGAAAAGTTGTGATAGGGAATAGAGTGTTACCAATATCAAAAGTTACTTTTGATAAGTTACTGAAAACATTACCAAAGTTGATAACTTTGTGTTTTGATAAGGTAACTGGATTCCAAGGTAGACTACTAATTGCAAACAATTTCATTCAATTTGTTATGAAAACAAATCGAAATCACGGTGCTACTTATACAATCAAATGATTGAAAGCATGTACCGTTGCATTGCAAAAGTGACTAGGTGGCGATAAACTGAAATCTCTTCGCGAGATTGAAGTTAATCTGCCACTTCCTCGCTTGATCAATGGATGTCCTGCGATAATTAATCGTAGTGATAGATTTCGTATGATACACGGTGACGCTAGTGTTTTTCGCTTCTGACATAGTCTTTTTTCAATATATCGAGTATTAGAAATACCCGGTAAGTTGAAGTTAGAGACTATAACTGCACCTTTCTCAGGTGAACTTGAATTCTTAGAGTCTTTGAAAAAAGAAGCTCTAGAATTTAAGTGACCTAAGAAATTTGACAGTAGTCGGAAGTTCAACCTGGCTCCAACTACATTTCACATTACAGGGAAGGCTTCGCCTTCTAATGTAAACTCTTCTTTTGGTTTGATAACAGATGTTTATCATCTGTTAGCTCACGAAAAAGGAGGTGAAATCTGGGATAATTTATTAAATTATCTTAGAGTAGTTGGAACAGTTTGAAACACTAAGAAGTTTCTAGAGCGTCTTGATGACGCTAAGAACATCATTATATCTCTTCCGGAAGATTCTCTTCCGGTAAAGGGATCAATGATTTCTCCTTTTGGTCAGTTCGCTACTAAGCATGAGGCAGCAGGGAAAATAAGAGTTTTTGCTCTTGTTGACACTGTGACTCAGTCTGTGATGAAGCCCATACACTTAGCTATTTTTGATTTATTATCAAAAATACCTAATGATGGAACTTTTGATCAAGACGCTGCAGTAGAGAGGTGTTCACAGAAAGCTATCAAATACAATCAAGCTTTTAGCTTTGATTTATCTGCAGCCACTGATCGACTTCCTGTGGAGTTGACCGGCTTAATCTTCGAATCTTTATTTAAGATTTCGGGATTAGGTCAAGCTTGAATTGATGTAATGGTTAAAAGAGATTTTACCTTTACAAGCAACTCAGCTAAACAGTATAATCTAGATAGTAAAACTATTTACAGATATGCTGTTGGTCAACCTATGGGATGTCTTTCTTCATGAGCCGGATTGGCAATAACTCATCATTGAATTATGCAAATCGCGTCTCAAAAGCTCGGAATTAATTCCGAGTGAGAAGAAAGATACGAGGTCCTTGGTGATGATATTGTAATCTTTGATAGTTCGTTAGCCGATACTTACGCAGATATCATGAAGAAATTGGGATTAGAAATAAATTTTTCTAAATCTTTGATTTCTAAAGATAAACCTGTGTTTGAATTCGCTAAACGTACTGTGATCGGTGACAAATTAGTCTCTGGTATTACCATGAGTCAAATTTGATCATCTGCACTTCGTAATTCTTTGATTAATAATATTACTCATTGAATTGCGAAGGGCTACATCTCGAAAATCTCAACAATCCACCACGCTCTAAATTTCTTTAGAGCGAAGGATAAAAGGGATTTAAAGCTGTTTGCTGCTGCATTCCAACTAGGAAGTCAATCAAAGATTGAGCGTACTAGATTAATGTCATCCATCGTAGACCCCCGAAAGGGTGTTTATTTTGATGCTGATGCTTCTTTCGAAGTACCAGTTAAGACATTAATAGGAATGAGTCGCGACAAGATTCTAAAAGTAGAATCTTCTTTCGAGTTATCCAACTTGGATATCAGAGAGGAATGAATGGATGAAAATGAAGAACTATTTGTTGCTTCAATTCTCCAGTCAGCCTACAATGATATTAAAGTCCTTGCTACTAACCACTTAGATACTCTTAATGAGTGATCAAGGAAGTTAGTCAAGGAATCCATGTTATCACCATTGCAACTTTCACAAGTTGCTGGGTGATTCGAAGACCTCATTATCGATGATTACATCAAAGATAATGATCCTTACGAGCTTGAAGATATAGTTGAAAAACTATTAATCAAGCAAGCAAAGGTTCGAAATATTAAAATGGAGGATGCGCTCGAAGTGTACCGAAAGGTACAAGTCTTAAGCTTTAAGTTTAGGATTCCAACTCGTGTAACGGCATCTCAAGAAGAGAGTTTAGCTAGTAAATCAATTATTACTATGCTTAATCCTCTCGTTATGAGAGGTCCGCATTACTGAGAGATGAAATCTCCTCAAATATAGTCTACTTTGGATAGTTGGTGATACTATGATCACCCTTCA